CGTCTTCGAAACTTCATTGAGGTTGACGGTTGCCCCCTCGAGTGCGCCAGTAACTGTCGCCGTCAGCCCTGTGAGGTTCTCGGAGGAGAAAAGCTGCGTGACACTCGTGGTCGTGGCCGGGACGCTGAACGTATCCTGTAAGAAGCTAATGGACGGGGTCAGTTCGGACGATGCCCCTGCCGCTTGCATGACAGTGCACGTCGCGACAACGTAATTAGTTTCAACAGCGTCACAGATTAAGGAAACATGACCCGTCCTGCTGTCTGAGGACGTGTTCGTGTTAACATCGATAACTACATCCGAGTCCACGGCGATCCAGTCCGCATCAGACTCCAGCCGCCAACCGACAGAATCCGGATCCGACACCTCGTAAGGAATAGATAAACCTGCTGCTTCCGCGGACATCTCCGATTCCAGGTTCCATCCAGGAATCGTCTTGCAGGCCACCGTGGCGGTCTTGTTTGAATCCATCACTATTGTCTGCATTCCGGAGTCAATCATCCCATTCTTGTAAGCCCACACTTTGACAGTGGTGTTCTCCCTGAACGTCATTGGCTCCGTGTAAGTCACAGCGTCAGCTATGGACGATTGTCCCGCGACATATTCAAGAACCTTCACAGTGGCTCCCGGTGTCGCGCAGTTCACTGTCAGGGTATATTCATTCACCACGGCGGCCACGGTGAGATTGCATCTTGCCGTGAATCCGCCGTCGTTGGTTCTGACCCCTATGACCGCCGAACCGGCGGCAACCGCCTTCACTGTACCGTTTTGGTTGACCGTGGCGACGTTCTTGTTTGATGACTCCCATGTCACCGACCGGTCGGTCGCTCTTTCCGGCGCTACTGTGGCCACCAATGTTTCCGATTCGCCGACAGCGAGGGATAGCACGGACTTGCTCAGACTCACGCCGGTGACGCTCACTGAAGCGATCTTGTAGGTGACAGTGACTGATTTCTCCGCATAGACGCTTGAGTTGTCCTTGCTTGTCGCCCGGATCTTGACCGTAGAACCGTTCGCTCCTCCCTTGACAGTAAGCAGCCCCTTCTCATCGATGGACGCATAGTCCGAACCGCTCACCACACTCCAGGTTATGCTCCGCTGTGTCGTGTTCGACGGTGAATATGTCACCTGGAACTGCGCCGTGTTGCTTACGTCGTTCACGGTGGACGGCCCGAGGATGCCAAGTCCTGTGATGTCGATGTCCACTTTGTCAATGACAGTGTTGTTAGGGTTTGCGTAATGCCATTTGAACGTCATGCTGCTGACAGTCCTATCCGTCAGCGATGTCTTGAACTCGTCCACGACAATAGCCCGTTCCGAACCATCCTTCTCGATGATGTACCTCTCCTTGGCCGCAAGAAACTCCAGCCAGTACCCGTTCATCCCGATGCTGTCGATGTGCCCGGAGTTCTGCTCGAATGTCATCGAATAGTCATTCTCCAGCTCCTGCTCTATCCCGGAATTCACGAACACCTGCGTCTCCGACTCTATCGAGCGGCTGAACTTCCCGGTTGCGTGAATATATTCATACGTCCCTCGCCGCCCCAGGAACTTGTACGTCTTCAGTGGCAGCCGTGTCCTTCTGATCTCGAATGAATATGTCTCTGATTTGCTTCCGGAATATTCAATCCAGATCTTGAACCCCGTTATTTTCGATGTGTCCAGACCCTTGGATGCAGCAGTGGACAACATTGTGCCGGTGGAGATGTCAAGGTCATAGTATTTAGTGGACACATAATAGGTGGGGCTAAGTTTGTAACTGGTAGAAGAGCCTCCGTCAAGATAGTCGAATCTGACATAAGTGGAGACATCACCCGAAGTCCTGTAGAAATAGAGCCGATCTTCCGCTCCTTCATAGGCAGGGGACTTAGTCGGCCTTGTCGTGAATATGGTTGCGGCAAGGGACTTGTACGCGAACTTCCTGCAAGGCAGCACGCTGAAACTGTACGAACAAGAGGACGAGCCTTGTGTGGCCGTGAATGAGCCAGTCACCATCCCTATGCCATTGCCCATCAGCGCTCCGAGGATCTCGCCGGCCGGTAGCCGTACAATTCCGGAGTTAGGAGCCACGTCAAAGCTTAGCACCTCCTGTGATGCAAGGATTCGTGAACCAAACTTAACGGTGATCGTCACCGTGTCATCCGATTCCGTGGTCAGCGTCAGCCAAGAGCTTTCGTCAGCGAATTGTATGCTACCTGTAAATTCCATATCCGTGTTTCAATGGCAGGGTATATCATCCCCAACCCAGGACAAATGTACACCTGGAGACCCCATTCAGAAAGGACATCAGATTTCGATGAATTCCCCACGTGTCGAGACCGCCTCCGACCCCGCCGCCACCGTCACCGAAAGCTTTGCCACAATCCATTTCCTCCCCTTGAAGTACACCGGCCTGTACAGTCTGAAATTATGCAGGTCGATAGGGGAGAGTTTCACATCCACCGACACCCTCTGCCTTGTCTTCCCCAACCACTCCGCGAATGCCTTGTGGTACTTGTCCCAAAGAGCGGCGGGCGTGATGGATAGAGCTTCCAACGAAGATACTAATGGTAGGTCTACATTGCAGGCAAACCCATTGCTGATCAATTGGTCGTTGAACATAACTCCTATGTATGTTTTCTTACTTCGTTCCGAACTTCCTGTCTCCACATCAATAATTGGTGTCATACGGTATTTCCTGGCAGTCTCTCCGTAGAAGATTTTTTCTGGAGAACATCGCACAAGAGTGAAGTCTGACTTGTTGCTAAACTCATCGGAGTCATTGTCGGGTTCATGTTTTGAAATTGCCCCACTTGTGTATAACACGTCACATTCGTATGCTGCATCGGATAACGGCACCATATTGACGTAGTCCTCTTGTCCTAGTTGTGTAATATAAGCCGTATATTTCCGACCTGAATAGATATCACCGGACTGTTTGCAGAACACGGTTTTATATTCTTCTTTGTCATCGAAACAATCCAGAATGTCTTCTATCCCTCTTGCATCAGAAATCTCGGCTATAGTCCCATTTTGAATGGATTCTTGAAGAGTGTTTCCATCTAAGTTGCTTTCCTCTTCTTCGTACCCAAAGGAATATGATTGGCTTGGCTCCTCCTCTGTGGCAAAATCATCGTTAATTTTATCAGTCCAATCTGTAGGGGAACTTCCTAAAATGGATGTATTGAACATGATTTTGAGGCGGTAGTTTTCAGCAAAGCAACTCGCTCCGAATATTGAACACAAGTTTTTGATCAGATTCGCAAACGTGATGTCTGGTAAACAATGGGCGACATCAGTTATATAATTTCCTGTTTCTATCCCCCCGAGGGTGGTATTATTCTGACTTATGCTACCATCGGATCTTGTTGTTGTTTCTGAACTCAAAGAACTACGTGTGACCCCATCGTAAATTATCTCGTGATAGCATCCGAGTACACAAAGGTCTTCAACAGTTATAAATGACACCCTTGTCGGGAAATCTACCGGAAGGTTCCTCATTATGGTCGAGACTCGAACGGCTGGAGTAAAGGTAGAATAATCGAAAGTCTCGTAACTACTCACATAATTTAAGTACTTGGTCTGATAGGTGCGTTTTGTTGTATCCTGTGGACCGAGCGATCGGATTGTTCCCTCGTAAGGATGCAACGCTACACCTGATTTACGTATGAGTAATGGTGTGGAAAACAAATCACTTGACGGCACACCATTTCTGACATCGAACTCCAGAATCTCCTGGTCCCAGATCTTCCCTTCCAGTTCCACCACCTTCTCCGTGAATGTGTACATCAGACACCCGTCCTCGATCCCATCATACACCAGCGTCCCGCTCACAAACGGCACACCCCCGATCCACACCGAAGCCTCCAGTCTTTTCACGTTCGGCGCCAGGAACATAGCCGGCGTGTACCCGAACACCCTCCTGTTCACCGGACTCGGCGGAAACGAAATCTGCGTGCTGAAAGCCGAAGGAATATGATCCTCCTCCAACATCGGATTCTCCATCTCGATCTGGAACTCGAACCCCTTCGTAAGATCCAGCTCCGTGAAATCCTTAGTCAATATCCTAACCATAACGAACTCATTATGGCACAAAAATAGCCACCCTCAGGCGGCCACAAAGGACAGCGGAAGTCGCTTCCTACTATATTAAAACGGGTTCTATTCTTTACCCGTGTACTTCGTGAAATTCACAGGTGGGATAAGAACCGTGCCTAAGCCTCCTTTCAAGGCCATATTGGCAATGTGCTCTCTTACAAAAGGGAATACGATGGCTGCTCCATTGATACGGCCAAAATCCTCATCACTTTTAATGTCCGATTCGCCTTCTTTCTTGAATACCCCCACCATTTTTGCTGTGATCCTGAACTGCTCAACCTTATCACGGTTTTGCGCGACGGCAACATCAACAGTGACGGCTATCTTTGGCTCAGAGGATGCGACTCCTACATTAATATCAATAGAGTTTTGAACCTTGTCATCGAAGATAACGTCACTAATCCTATTGAAGGAACTTTCGATTAGGATGATATTTTCAAGGGTAAAACCCGACTTTGGATTGCTATTGTTCATACACTTATGCTGCTTTTAGATAGTTGTCATTACCAATCTCAACTGGATATTGCGTTATTGTTTGCCTCGAAAAGGAATAAGAGGTATGCTCACATCTATCAGGAGCCAATGAAATCCAACTAAATGGCATCTCGTGAAATTTAGGAATGATCTCGGTTTTTTGCAAAGAGAAGCGGCTGTCTTCCTTGAACGAGAAAGAAGCAAAAGTTGCCCCTTCTTTGACAAAAACAGGGTTCTTCACCTCGATATATGATTTGTCCGAAATGAAGCAAATATTTTCAGCAGGAAAATCCTCGATGAATCTGCTGAATAAGTTATCCTCCCATTCAAGGTATAGCTTGTCTTTGCGATAAACATCATCGGGTATTATTTCAATGATGTGCATAGAAGACAATTGATCGAATTCATAACGCACACGAATACTCTGAATCTTTTCAAGAAGAAGATTCAGTTCCTTGACAATATATTCTTTAGAAGTCATATTCAATATTTTTTCAAAACAGGAAGGATCTCTCATCAGATTAAGCGAACTCTGGCTTTTAGAGGAATCAAAATTCTCATCCCCGTAATCTGCTGATTCTCTGAGAACCTTTAATTGCATTATATTATTTCGCAAGTCTCTGCTTTCATCTGGATGTTCTTTCGCTATAAGACCAAGTGCTATATTTAATTGATAATTATGAGAACCTTGAATACTCTGACTACATTCGCGGGCAATTTGATCCTTTGTTTTCCCGATAACATGATAACATATATGACAAATCCTTTGAAAACAAGCGTAGTATGCGCAATGTCCAACAGGAAGGAAAGATGATCTATTGTGCAGATCTGCTGCGCAAGCTTCATTCATCTCGGATTTACTCTTATACTTACTGGATACCATAGAGTGATAACTAAAGAGAAAGCCCCAAACTTTGGATGTAGTCGTCAACAGTTATGCCATTCTGATTGAACTCTTGGAGTTCCCGATAATCCTTATCTTGCTGTTCAGAGGTTGTATTGTTAAAATATTCCTCCAACTGTTGAATATACGTGCTCATAGTGCCTTTGCCGATAATTTCATCCTGTCGGTGCAAAGATAGTAAAAATATCGTTTGCGTTGCATTTGTATAGCGAATGTGTTTACAAAGGAACAAACTTTAGACCAAAATTCCAACACTTTCCGCTGATTTTCACTTTGTTCGGTGGATTCTTGACGTGAAGACAGCCGCCCTGAGGCGGCTGTCTGGGACGGCGGGATTGTCAGAGTTTCTTCAGCTCCACCGGCGGGCCGACCTCCAGGTAATGATCCATCGAGGCGGTGATCATCTCGAAGATCTCCTTGGAACGCTTACGTATCTCGTCGATGACTTTTTGGCTGCGTGTTACTCTCCAGTACCAGGTACGATTGAAGCGGTCATCGCAGGTCGATACAGGATCCACATCCTTATTCCCGTAAAATGCGGAAATGTCCGTAAATGTCAAATCAAATGATCCATCTCTGAATGACAGAAAGACCGTACCGAACAATGCTCCTTGTTTATTGCCAAATCGCTGGTTGTAGTACCGTGCGCGGTATCCTTTATCCTCGTCTTTGCACACCACACCGCCAAAGCTTAAATTAAGTGACACGCTATGCCAACCGGCGGTATTGCGGTATAACTCATCCCTTGTCATCCCTGGCATCGAATATGTCTTTTTGAAAGTCAGTTTTTCCGGATCCGCCAGCTTCCTTCCGAAGCAAGTCCCGCCGAACCCTATCAGCATTATAGCAACAGCAATGATTAACCTTCTCATACTTATTCAGAATTAATTGTCAGACAAATCCTTGCAAAAATCACTCCGTAACGGTGTCGTGGCGGAGGATGTCGAACTCCAGCTCCTCATTCAGAATCTTTCTCAGAGCCTCATCCAACTGGTAGAACGCAGCATTCATCGTCCGAATCTCATTGTCGAACCTCCCGTCCATCAGCAACTCCTTCTTCTCATACATCTGCTTTTCCCACTCCGAGAATCGATCCGCAATCTGGAACAGTTCAATTCTGGTCTCGATGATGAAAGAGTCAGCCCCGATCTTGTGGCTTTCAGCGGCAGCAGCCGCGTTGTTTGAATTAGTGTATCGCATAACTAATTGTAAATAAATGTCCTCTGCTATAGGTCTGCGATACATACTGGAAGCCTTGCGGCTAGTACAGTCACGGCTTTCGCCAATGACGACCATACAGAGGACAAAAACTCTCTAAAAAATATGTCAGCAATCAATAACGGGACAAAATCAGCCGCTAAAGAGTGCCATCCAATATGTATCGCACCACAAATATGCAACTTCGTTTTTCAAATTCCAAGAGTTTTGCGAAAAAAATGCAGAAAAACTTTCGCTATCTGCCGTAAGTACCCCGACGTTTGGCACGATTGTACTTCTCCGTCTGCTCGATGATCCCGTTCTTCCCCAGCATCGACACATCCGCCTTGATAGGCACGGAAAGCCTTTTGTTCAGAAGCTCGATAGCCTCCAGCAACCTCTCATCGGTCGCTGACCTTGCCGAAGCGACATTCCCTCCGGACACCGAGCCGCTTCCGGTCACTGAGCCTGTCGAAGTGTTCGTAAACCCACCGCTTTCCCGACCGATAGCGGCTCCCACCGGATAAACCGCCTCGAAGTTCAGGCTCTTCAACGTTCCAGCCTTCCGAGCCTCCTCCATCGTCGCCACGAACGGCAGCAATGTCGGATTGCTCAGTCCGTCAGCCGGGATCACATATTCACCGCCGTTCTCACCCACAAGCACGGTAGGGGAGGAGACGAAGCCTCTCTTGTCAGGAGAGAGCCGCGCCTTGAAGGCCTTTCCGTCCTGAGCCCGGCGAGTGTTCACGAAGCCGCCCTCCTCCGCACCGATCGGTTGCGCCGCGATCAATGCAGTCTGCGCCGCCCCGAAAGCGGCCACGATCGCGGCAGGAGCCGCACCGGCTGGCCAGCCCCATTGCGCCAAGGTCTTGGTGACCGACAAAGCCGTGTTGATGATGGACTGCACCAGATTGAGCGCTTTCGTCCTCTTTGCTTGTTTGATCTCCATCTCCTCGCGCTTTGCCTCTTCCTCTGCTTCCATCTCCTCGACCCTCGCGTTGTACTGCTCCTGTGACACCAATCCGGCATCATATCTGGATTTCAGATCCTTCTTTTTCTTCTCGTTGTTCTTCTTGTACTCGTTGAATGCCTTGTTTTCCTTGGCGTTGGTAAGCTCGATCGCCTTGCTTGCCAGTTGGAAGCCCTCCTGAGCAAAACCACCAACGGCATTCAGGGCGATTGACAGGCTCTCCGCCTTGTCCTTGCCTGTCTTGAGGTTTGCGAAGAACTCGTTCCACTGATCCTGCGAGACACCAAAAAGGCTACCCTTGCCGGTGCCAGAAAATACCCCTCCGTCGCTCTTGTTCTTTTGGGTTGTAAGTTCGGCGATCTTGGTTTTGGTTTGCTCTAGCTTCAATAAGTATTTGTCAAGTTCATCTTGCTGAAACTTGATTCCGTCTATTCCGCCTTCGTCTTTAATTTTCTCTAACTGTGACATTAATCTAGTCAGATATGCCAAGTCGGATTCAACGAGAGCATGATCTTTCTCCTTTGTGAATTTCGTGACATTCTTGGAGTTAGGGCTTTCTTGAGCAATTTTGCCGGAATACAAGCTCATTATTTCTTGCCTTTCTATATTGTGCTTTGTTTCCAGCTTAGATTGCTCTCTATCGAACGCCTCCTGCTTTATCTTCAGCAGCGCATTCTGGTGCTTCTTCTCGATAGCCTCAAGCACCGCCGCCTGGTTCTCGTACAGAACCTTGGTGTCCTTGAACTTCTTCAACTCGGCGGCGTACCTGGTCTCCTCCGCCGCAAGCGCCGCCTTGGTCTTGTCCGTCTCAGCCGCCGCAATGACAGCCGCACCCTCCTTGGCCAGCTCGCCAGCCTTCTTCTCGTTCTCCTGCTGCCTTTTCAGAGCGTCATCCGAATGCTTCTTGATCTTTTCCTGAAGGTCGCCCTCAATCTTCGACCGCGCCGCCCCGGAGTCCTTCCGTGCCGCCAGCCGAGCCGTCAATGTCGCCACCTCCAGCTGATAGAGCCTTTCGTTATATTCCTCCTGTGAGGAGATCTCCTTCTCGTTGTACCGCCTTGTCAGTTCCGCCTTGGCCGTCAGGAACGCCTCGTCATTGCTCAATGACCAGAGGGCTTTGTTTTTTTGCGGATTTTGGAGGCTTGGTGGGTTTGATGGCGGTGTTGATCCCGACGGGAAGGAAGAGGAGGCGGCTCCGCCACCGGACGCATTCAGGTACTGGGCGGCAGCGAGGTCGAATCCTTCGAGTCTGTTCGCTGCCAGTTCCGCGGCGTCGCCGGAGCCGCTCCACCATCTTCCGAACCCATTCTGCGAATCAGCCTTCGCCTTGGCGGCCTCTGCCTCTTTTTTCAACTGCTCCCGGGTGGACGCGATGTAGCTCTCCATAGTAACCCCCGGCCCCAGATCCGTCTCGGGGTTGATTTCAGCCAAGGCCTGTGAATATTCGGAGAAGAATCCCTGACGGCCTCCAAGATTGATCAGCTCCGTCAGCCCCTCCACCATTCGGGTCAGCCAGTCAATCACGCTCTTGATCGGTCCGGCGGACTCCTTGAACGAGAGGATCAGCCCCTCCCATGCGGACTGGAGCAGTTTGACGGAACCCTCGACCGTGTTGATCCTTTCCTCGGCTGTATTCTTCAGCACGCCGTTGACATCCTCAAGCGAATCCCTCAGAGCCAAGGCAGCGTCCGCTCCGTCAAGGAACGTGTTGAAGGCGGAGACAGACCTTTTGTCGGTCAGTTCCAACGTGGTGTTAAGGTCAACTCCCTGCGCCTTCAGCTGTCTCAGCCCGGACATCAGTTCAGGGAATGTGCTTACAGGCTTGCCTAAGGCCACCGCCAGCTTGCCGCTTGAGTCCGCGAGGTTAAGCAGGATGTTCCTTGTGGCAGTGGCCGCGGAAGAGGCGTCAAACCCGGCGTTGGCCAGTGTGCCGAGCAGGGCGACCGTGTCCCTGAGCGAGAAACCGAATGTCTTCGCTACCGGTCCGACCGTGGCCATCGCTGTCTGGTAGTAGGAGAAGCTCAGCGCGCTGTTGTTGGCTCCCTGCACCAGCACCCCGAGGGTGTCGGCGGTGTCTTTGGCGTCAAGCCCGAACATCCTCAGTGTCGCTCCCGCCATCGCCGCCGCTTCCGGGAGGGTGGTCCCGATGGCCGTGGCGAAGTGCAGGACGGACTCCTGCATCTGCATGATCGCACCCTCCTTGAAACCCAGCTTCGCGAGTTCTGTCTGGAGCAGCGTGACCTGCGAGGCGGTGTATTCAGTGGTCCGTCCAAGCTCCATCGCCGAATATGTCAGCGCCTCGATGTCCTTGACGTTCTTGCCGATGATGGTGGAGAGGTTGACGTTGGCCTGCTCGAAGTCCACTATCTTCTGGAACGCCCTTGCCACGCCTCTGACTGCCCCTGCGATAGCTGCGAATGCCGCCAAAGCTCCGGCCTTGACGCTTGACAATTTCTCAAGCGCACCCTTGGTCTGCCCGGACTGTGAGGTAAGCTCTTTAAGCCTTGCCTTGGTCTGCTGGACCTCGGCATTAAGCTTCTTCCAGTTCTCCGTCCCGGGAACGGCCTTGCTAAGAGCCGTCTGCGTCAGTTTCAGATGGTTCCGGAGTTCCGCCAATGTCTTGTTCTCAAGGGAAATGGCATCCCTGAGTTTGTTGTATTTTTCCCGGCATTCCGTCAGGGTCTTCTCCTGGTCTTTCAGGGTCTTCGTCAGGTTCTGGTGTTCCTGTGAGCCGGTCTTGCCGGCTTTCTCAAGATTCTTGAGTTCAGTCCTGGTCCTTTTGGTCGAACTCTGCAAATCCTTCATCTGCCTGTCCAGCGCAAGCATCTCCTTCCTGCCGCCATCCCCGTTGACAATCAGGTTCAGCCGAAGATCCTCATCCGTAATTCTTTTAGCCATAATCTCACGTGATTTTATGGCACAAAAATAGCCGCTAATCAGCGGCTGCAAAGGACAAATACAATGGAGTTTAACCCCAGATGATTGTCAAGACAACGCTTGCAAGAATGACCAGGCCACTAAGAAGCAACAGCAAATCACCCATAACGCTTTTCTTGGTTTTGTTCTTGGAGGTCAGTCCAACCACGGCACTTCCAATCGTTCCACCTACGAGAAATATAATCAACCCTGCCAAACCGACAAAAATCGCAATCAAAGCGACAAACAACAACGGCCAGACAAGCCAACCAATATCACCGATAAAGAACATAGGACTTCAAAGATTAGTGTGTTATTTCTCTTCTTGCAAAAATCAATCCGCCGCTTTATAAATTAGACTTCTTCAGCAAATAAGGCTTGATGGCCGGTGATTGTCGGACGTGCTCAAGGCATTCTGCCAGATCTTCATCCTTTATGTGTCCAAGATATTCAGCGCTTTCCAGAACCCTTTCGCTGTTGAACTCCTTCACAGTGTAGCAATCCACATAACTATCGTGATCCAGATAATCATTGTCAGCCGCCTTTACCAAATGCTGGTAAGGTGCAATCTGTGAAAACATCTTTTCATTGATCCGAGTGTTTACCAGAAGAGCGGCCAGCACTCCACTGTCATCTGTCCTGCCGATAATGACAAATCTTTTAGGCTTGGATTCCTTTCCCGGCTTAGGCTTCACACTGTCTTCCGGAAACATCTCCATCTTCAGAACCTGACCAATCTCAATAGCTTGCTTTCTGAGTTCGGCAGGGAATGAATCAAGTTCCATCATAACCTTGCAAACCTATCGGTCTCAAGGAAATCCTCCAAATACCGCAAGGCATCCGATGACGCATCCCCTTCTTTGGCGATATTAAGAAGATTCATCTCCTTCAAAGAAGACTTGCTGTTAAAAGCACGATTCCATTCCATTCCGTGCGTATCTTCTTTTATTTGGTTGAAAGACATTTTCGCAACTTTTTCAATGCCATAGTTTAGGCTCTCAATGTCAGATTTGGATAGGAAATCCATATTGGGGTCTTCCTTTGCGGAATACCGCCCGCTTTTGAAATTTATAGCATCCGAAGCCAGATGCATATCATCGGATCTGTGATAATTGAGTTCATTGGAGTCGCCACTGGCCATTTTCAGAACATTGTAGATGTTGGACGGTACCGGCCCGAACGGCAAAGCGCAGATGCAATCCTTGAAAAGGGGAGTGCCATATTGCGCAAGATGATTCTGCTGCGCATAATAGGCCGTCTTGACAAGGCTGTAGATGTCCCTTTGACCATCATTGCTATGTGTAAGAATATACAGTAGAACAGCCTTAATCACCAATATGTCATCTTTTCCAAGTCTCATAAGTGCCTCCGTATTGCATTTGTATTGCGAATGTGTTTACAAAGAAACAAACTTTGGGCCAAATAATCAAGACTTCCCGCCTGATTTTCACTTCGTTTGGCCCAGTTCCGACTCCCTGATCCGGGCGATGACATCCTCCGTGAACTCGTACATCAGCCGTTCGGCGATGGAGGCGAAAGCACCGAAGACATAGCGATTGTGGATCTTGCGGTTGCTCTTTACGGACTTGCCGCCACGCTGGAGACGCTTCATGTCCAGGAAGCGCTCGTAGGCCACGTGGACGAACGTCAAAGTCCCCGAAGCGCCGCTCCCACCGGTCACCGAAACACTCCTGGACGACTCCAACCGCCCGGAACGCTTCTTGACCTTGGCCTCGATGGCCTTCCCCTGATTTCTCAGAAGCCGCTGACCCTCATCCAGAAGGACCTCACTGACAAAACGCGCCCTGACATCCATCACTCAAACGCAAGCTCGATGCTGTACCCGCTCCAACCACCGAACACACTCGACTCCGGAACCACATCCACCGAAGCCAGCGACAACCCCGTCACCAGACGACAGTTCTGACTCGAAGCCTCCTCCGTGATGTAAGCCAGAATTAAATCCGCAACCTCCAGAAGCCGTGAATATTGCTCATTCTCCGATTCCTCCGTCTTGTCGAGCCCAAGCCCCTTCTCCAACACGAAGATCACCGTCCCCAGCTCTTCACGGAACGAATCGGAATCCCCACGCTGATGCACCTCCGGACGCGCGACCACCACCTGCACACCCGAAAGATGCGCCAGCTTGGAAGTGGCGTCCGACTGCGCGGTCGTGCAAATCGGATCGATGTGCTCACAGCACCAGCAGGAATGGATCTTCAACCCCGCAAGGTACTCAGTGAGCCTTTGAAGCCTTGATAATCTGCTCATTTCTCTTTCTCTCCTTATAGTTATGCCACATAATCGACAGCACCGAGAACAACGGCTCCTCATCCACCCTGTCAATGTTGCCAAGCGTGTTCTCCTTAGCCACCTCGACCAACAAATCATTCCACCCGAAGCTTATCCCCGAACTTTTCTCATCCCCGGCGAACAGCTTCGACAAATCAACCTCCTCCCCGTTAATCTCCAGAACACCCGACTGAAGGTACTTCAAGCAAGCCGCGAACCACATCATCACGAGATTCTTCTGCCACCCCTTCAACCTCGACGCTCTATGAATATGCCCACGTGCATTCCGTTGGTCCACATCCGGCACCATCCGACCTGCCCTGTTGGCCTTCCGGCAACGTCTTCTGTACAGGAAAGCGATGCATTCATCCAGATCCTCCGGCTCGTGGCTCCTGAAAAACCTGTTGATTGCGGCGGATGCGTGCCTGAACTCCCCGAACGTCAGATCCTGGAGCAGTTCCCCCGGACCGTGAAGCCAAACAAGCCCCGAACGCACCACCGGCATCGGATTGGCGACCGAATCAAACGTCAGCGCAGCCGACTCCTCCGAAAAAAGGAATCCGAGGAACCTCTCGCACATCTGATAGACGTTCTCATCCCTTAAAGTAGGCCTGTGGCCGGCGAATATGTCCGTGAACCATCCCTTGACAGTCCTCCGCACCCCAAGCAGCATCCACAAGACCCTCACATTGAAGTCCAACGGCGATTCCCCACGCCTAAGACACCTCTCGAAGATCCGGAATACCCCACGCACCTGCTCCGGAGTCATTTCTCTCCACGAACCAGGCACCTGTACGACCTTGCCGGTCTCGAAAACCTCAATCGTGTTCATCACTCGGTGGTAAAGAATTTGTTCCGCCTGTCATTCACAGGCAAAAGCTTAGGATCCGCCTTATCTTCGCTGATCAGAGCCGACAAATCCGTCAAAGCGTCCTTGACCTCACTTTTCAGATTGCCGACATACCAGTCAATCTCATCCATCGTGGCCACACGGTTGGACTTGTTGCCCTGATAGGTAGGGGAGAACCGCCTTGCGATCTCGATAGGAAACACCTCAAGGCTCCACCTCGTTCCGGCCACGATCACCGCACTTAGTATCGCCGCCCTTCTGGCCAGCGAAAGCGCCCTCGGCTCAGCCGAACCGTCAGTAATCGAAGCCCATTTATCCCCTGCGAACGGCTCAATGACCGCCCTTTGCCGCTCGATCACAAGCGCCTGCAACAGATAATAGACGTAATAGCTCCCATCGATGGGATAGACCGCCTCGAACTCCTGAATATTCCTGACAATGGATTCGCCTATCATCGTCCTCTTGGCCGAAGCCTTCCAGTTCTCGTTGCCGGAAGTCTCCAAGTAGGTGTACAAAGCGTCCAAAGCCCGGAAATACCGCTCCCTCATCGCTCTGTCATCCCTGTCTATCTGCCATTCGTAAGGGCTTCTCTCATTGTCATCGATCTTGACCTTCCGGCCGGTCGATTCGTGGGACACGGACGAAAGCTTAGCGTACCGCATCAACGCCAGACAAGCCACCGGAAGCCTCACAGCGGCCACAAGCTCCGGTTTCTCATCCTCATCGTAAGCCTCCGCGGCCTCCTTGACCACCTCCGGACTCACAAGCCGCGCCACCTCATCGGTGGCGAACCGGATTTCCGTCTCGATCAGCCTGAAAGGAGAGGAAGCGTACCATTGGCCGGTCAGATCCTCAAGTTCCTTGGAACCGTCCCGATTTCTGTTGAACAAATCCATCATAATCACTGATTTTTAATCCTGGCCGAGGAAGTAAGGGCATCCTCCGCCGACAACTGCTTGTGGAAGAACCCAAGTTTCAGCCCCTTTCCAGGGAAATTGAACGCTATCGCTTGGTTGATCGGCTCCAGAATCGTCTGTGAGGCGATCTCCGTATCCGAAAGCAAGAACAGCTTGAAGGCATACAACAATTCAGATCCAGATGCCAGCTTTCCGTTCACCATCACGTTCGACAGCGACGGATGCAGCCCCATTCCGGATGTGATCGCAGATGCCGAAGCCTCCGAGATCTTCAACTGAGCCTCCACAAAGTCCTTCATCTTCTGGTCTATCGCCTCCACGGACCAAGACACACGCCCCGCGCCGCTTTCAGACGGCATATCGAGCGAATAGAAGAACTTTCCAGCGTTCTCCTTGCCGCTGAGCACATCCTGCATCTGCAACAGCAGATCCTCCGTCAACCGGCTGATCTCGTTCTCCACCTTGGTGTCATCCCAAGTCGGATGAACCATCCTAAGACGGTCACGCCTTTCCTCCCAGTACTCCTTGGGAGCCTTCACCAGATAAGCAAGGTTGATTCCGTTGTCCGTCACGTACTTGAATATGGTCGGAATCTCCGAACCCTTGACAATCCAGCGCAACGCTCCCCAATACTGAGGCACAGCATAGAAATCCCTTGCGAATGAATATGTGTGGTTGTACGATGCCGACGCTCCGAACCGTCCTGGATTCTTCCTGTCATAGACCGGATAGACCCTTACGCCCGTCCCCACGCAGGAATGCTCGAAATCCCCGACAACAATGTGTTTCACGTCCTTGATCTCCCTGCTGTCCGTCCACTCCAGCCTTGCGTTCTTTGAAGGAATATGCTCAAGATAGGCTATCTTTGGCTCCCTGCCTATTCTCCGGCCTTTCTCCAGATACTTGGCATCGAAGAACCCTTTCAGATGCAGGTAATCGGTCATACACCCCTTGATGTAGCTAATATAGTCCCAGCTGTCCAGCCACGCCTGGATCTCCCTGTCCTCCTCCCAGTTATGCACGATGTTTCCTTCCTGGTAAGCCAGCCGGTTAAGGAACACGCCCTGCCCGTAGAGAAGCCCCATCTGCCTTTCAAGGATTCCCGGACCAAGATTGTTTTCGTCCAGGATGTCCCTTAGGTGCACCGGCAGATTGTTGTCGTGGCCGAACGGCACGATCTTCTGTCCGCAAATCGTCTGGGGCAACTGTTCCCAGTTCCTCTGTTGCGCCATCCAAAACACGGAGTCCAGACTGCTGTCCCTCCTGTTGGAAAGCGCGAAAGCCCGGCCATCGTTCAGCCGCAGAACGGATGTGTGGTCGGATATTTTTTCGATTCTGCTCATACGAGTATCAGTTTTTGTCCGTTGAATGTCATCAGAAGCGGTTGGTAGAAACGCCTCGGCTCTCCTGTCTCCAGATCCGTGTAGCCCTCGATGATGTCAGCGTTCTTGTTGTGCTCCTTGGTTTCCCTATGTCTCAGCACCCCGCGCCGGACATAGACGATCCCGTCGCTTGTGCCTTTCGTGGGGTTATAGCTCATAAACGAGAAGCTGAAGCTCCTGTCTTCCTCTGACAGTCGCCTCATCTCCGTCAATGCTTCATATACGTTCATATCACAAAGTTAGCCACCTCCCAAGACGATAAAAAGGACACCACGCCCAACCCGGAAACTACAGCCCAAGGCTCGGCTATTTCAGCAAAACGGGCTTATTTTGTGAATATATTCCCGTCAAAATCAATTGGTTCAAAGCCTTGCACCCCGCCGCGGCAAAAACGCACTTTTTCGGACGCAAAAGAGCCCGGGCCGCGCAACGGAAGAATCGCAATTGCGATTCCTTCCCGAGGGTGATATATGGCGCACGCCCCGCTCAGTCCTTGTTTTTCCCGACCGCACGAGGATCCGTCGCCGAGGACGGCAGCATCGTCTTGCCGCTGGCCACGCCTCTGAGTTGCTTGGTCATCACAAGATACTTGAATGAGTCTGATGGGTTGGTGGACTCCGTAGGCAGCTGCTCCACCGGTAACTTCTCGCTTTTCTTATCCTTGAACACAACCCCGTTCCTGACCACAGTCCTTGCCTTCTCCAATGACAGCTTCAGATGCTTGGCCGCATACGCGTCGATGCGAATCACCGGCAACCGTGGATTACGCTCACTCATTATCTCCTGCATAAATGAATATTCCTCCGGCTGCCCGATGTTGCCCTGGTTGATGGACATAAGCTGCACCGTCCACCCTGTACGGCGGCCGGATTCATCATATTCAATAGCCTTCTTTAACTTGCCGACCTGATCCTCACCCACGGACTTGTAGGAGTTGCCTGCACGGTCATAGTACAGCATCAGGGTCTTGCGCCTCACAGGTGCGAAGAAGGCGCGGAACTTCTCTCCAAGGTCAGGGACATATTCAGGTGCAAGAGTGTAGAGGAACTTCACAACACGCAGGCACGAGCGCCCCTTCTCGGTGTCATTCTGGGCAATGGACATCGAGCACATATTCCCGAAATCCACTCCTGCGATGAGCGGTTTGTCCAGATCGAGATATTTCAGCACCCTGCAATCCTCCTGATCAAGCAGTCCGAATCCATCGTAGGCTTCCTCATCCGTGCCATCATAATAGAAGTGGCGTTCACTCAAGGAGGTGTAGAAGCGGTCGCCTGATTCCAGGGACGGGCGCATAGAGAGGATGGCCGTGTTCAGATCAGGAAGCTTACCCGAGATGGCATCCCCGAACCACTGCTCTGTGAGGATGTCCACATTGATGTAGGATGATGCCAGCATGAAGAAAGTCCTGGCTTCCTTACGCATCCTAAGTTCAGTCCATCGGGCTTTCCACTGTTCGGCCACACGGCATTTGCTGCGATAGACGTTCAGGTCATCGGCACTGTGGGTATTCATCCATTTGTCTTTGGCGGCGGCAGCCTCGTGCAGGCATTCGTTATAGACCAGGCCGGCTTTCAGCACAAGCACGATGGCCGGGATGTCCATATTGTGGGCATATTTCAGGATCCAGTCATATTCCCCGATGTGCGTGGTGTCCGGCATATCGGTGGTGAAACTGAATCCTCGGTAGAAGACACTGTGACCATATTCCTGCCTGTAGCCACGGACTGCCTTCAGCAGGTTGGAGATCTTGTCTTCCCGGAAATATTTCACCTCATCTCCGAAGACAAACACATAGGATGCTCCGGCCAGTGTGGCCGGACGGTCGAGGGAACCGAACCTGATGTTGGTGCCGGTGTAGAAGATGATGGTTCGCTTGTAGGAGACCAGTTTGTTGAACGGTTTCCAGAAATGGGGCTTAAGCCAGTCCGGGAGACCAGCCTTTTCCGCATCTGTAAAGGTGGGCGGCTCCTTCTCGATGACATAGTGGACACCCTCACGGAGTCCTTTTCGCTCCAGCCCCTCCAGAACGGAAGGGAGGATGTTGGCGTTCAGGTTCGTGAACGTGTCGGCCACCCAGACGACGGGCGCTCCTGGCATATCATAGATGACATCCAGAAGTCTTTCGGCCTGGATGTCGGTTGTCTTGGCTCCGCCACGCCCGACCACCTGGAGGTTCTGACAGGCGCCGGCCAGCGACACGATCTGGGCGAACGGGTTCTGGTACTGGACGGAGGCTGCTTGTGTGGATTCAGGTTTAACTCTCTTCCTTTGCATCCTCAAGGTATTTTACGATGTCAAGATCAACGATGCCTGCATCGGTCCTGAGCCGTCTCTTGACGGACTCCGGAGCGACCACGGTGTCAATCTGCCTTTCCAGCTCATCACGGTTGGCTGCCGGAAGTCCGATGGATTCTGGCGTTGCGGAAAGCAGACGGAACATCGGCTGGTAGATTTCAGCCGGAAGCTTGGCCGGATCATCTTTGTCCAGCTGGAGGGCACGAGCCTTGTTGGCAAGGATGTCAGCGGCCACGGCATAGTCCTTGGAGGTCTTTGCGGCGTCCCTCGCGGCGACATAGAGTGTGTCGAACTGATCCGCCATCTTGTTGCGCATCGCCTCTTTGGAGACCTTACGGTTGCAGAAGAAGAGCTCCACGGCTTCTGAATATATGTCCGCGGCACGCTGGTAGGGGATGCAGAAAGGGGCGCTGGTCAGGAACTTGATCGTCCTCCTTTTGCCATACTGGCCGTCCAATGAATATATCAGCGTCAGCAGGTCTATGTAGATCTGTTCCTTGTCGGAAAGGTTGCCCTTTGATCCGGAAGCAATATATTCCTGAATCTTCTCGAACGCGCCTTCTTTCTCGGCACCGCCGAACAGATCCAGCTTTGAGATGGTGAAACTTTTGTCCCGGACGATGTCGCGGAACTGCTCGACGGAGTCGGCGTCGCCACCCATAGCTCCACGCACAACGGCAAGTTCGATCTTGGCCCTCTTCTCCAGCTGGCCGCGTTTGATGGCGTTGCTGATCCGCTGATCATCTATCGTGACGGGATCAGCCAAGATGACATCCAATTGCCTTTCTGTGATGTCAAGGAATCCGGCCAGTTCGGCATCAGTCCAGCCGATGGCCGCAAGGGATGAAAGATCATCGAGAAGTTCGGTTGTCAGTTCCTTCATATTCTTTAATCATTCGGTTTATCTCATCGAGCGTCATCTTCAGGCGGGAAAGCCTTTCCTCTCTTGACACTTTCAGGTCAGGGCGGTCGCCTTTCTTGATTTCCCGCTCCGCGCGCCAGATGGAATCCTGGACATTGCGCCTTTTCCGGATTAGCTCGGTGATAGGCATTCGTCTCAGATTATCCAGTTTCTTTGTCAAGGCGAAAATCGGATGTTTGCCAAGAATCCGGTGATGCTCCTTGTAGTATTGAAATTCAGTGCGGGAAACTGAATTTTGATAAAAATTTCTTACCGTTTTTTCCGCGGCCTCGAAGCACTCTTCCGGAGTGGTGCATTTGAACAGATCCTCGTGGGCGTTGACATAGTTGTGCCACGATGTGATCATATCCGCGGCAAGGGCCTTCAGTTCGGTCGGGCAATCAGGTTCGGAGAGGAACGGCCAGTCTTCCCGGAACCGCCCGCCTTTCGTCAATGTCTGCGAGAACGGAACCTCTGTGGCGAACGGAAGCAAAGCTTTCTTCAGGAGGTGTGAATATTCCTTCGGCGCTTTCCTGACAAGAGCGTCGAGCCACTTGTTGGGCGCGTATATGCTCAAGAGCCGAAGTCCTTCAGTGACCTCGGCTCCCGAACATATCCATCTGTCAATCTCGTTACTCATTCAGCAGGTACTGGTCAATCAGATGTGTGATGGCCGCATAGCCTTGAGGAGTGGCGAACACGAACTTCTTGCGGACGAACGCCTCGATGACAAGATGTTCGCAAGGATTCGCGCGATAGACCGGAGTCACGATGTTGCCGAACCGGAATCCGGCCTCGATTGGTCTGTTGAGATTCTTCTTGAAGTAGTCCTTCAGGAACTCCTCCGCTGTCTGGTCTTGCGCCGGAAGCATCTCCACGAGTTTCTCCTTGGAGAACGGTTTCGGCAGCCTTTCGCTGAAAACCTTGTTGCCTTGAACGTCAAGGAACACAAGCGGTGTGGCCAGTTCTCCGATGGAAATCTTGGCGCAAGGAACGCAGTTGGCCGGCACGAGGATGAAATCATCGGAGATATTGTTGTCGGCGATGATTCCGGCAAGAATGTCACGGATGTCAGCGTCCGGTTCAACCGTGATGACAACAGGCTTGACACCTGTCATCTTCTCCCAGACTTTGGACAACTGGCCGTCCGTGCCCTCGTAGGCACAGACAACCAGATTCGTTCCACCGCTTACAGGGTTGCCCGCAACCTTGCCTTCGACGGCTTTTGTGTCGATCTTAGACATCCGCTAAGCTCCTCCGGTCGCGCTTGTGGCGTCCTCGGCGATCTCCGGCATCTCTCCGGCATATTCACCGGCCAGGAACTTGTCAGGCAACGCCTGCTTCCAGGTAAGAGTCCTCTTGGTCGCCTCACCGTCCATCTTGGTCTCAAGAGACAACCTGAGCGGGTTGCAGACACGTCCCATAATCTGAGGACGGCCAGCAGTTGTTCCGTCGCACTCCTGCACGATGGCGATCACGCCACGGTTCTTGAAGATCTCGATGAAATTCTTGATGGCCACTGAGTTGCCCGGGTGGTCGAACACGATACCGGTCTTGATTCCCTCGGCGTCCGGATCTCCGGAAAGTTCCTCGGTGACCTGAATCGTGGAAGCCGTGGCATAGATGGAGATTGCCTTTGCGCCGGTCTTCAATGTGAGGTCTCCAGTTACAACGCAGTTGCCAACCTCTCTTGTCGGTTCGCTGGCGACATCCTCCACATCTACGAGGATGATCTGTGATTTTCTGGTGGCGGCGCAACCAGCGCCGTCACCAGGTCTTGGAATTGATGATTTAACGTAAGCCATAATTCACGCTTGTTATTTGGTTATGCACCGCCTTGACCCTGATCCTGGTTGGTATCTGAACCCTGATCCTTGGTGTTGTCAGCAGCCTTCTTTCCGTTCTCCCACTTGTCGGTGTCCGGAACATCGGAAACGATGCTCTCGACCGGAGTGTAGCCGTCCGGAACAGCGGCATAGACAGCCTCGGCGATCTTGAATCCCGTTGAGAGGGAATATTCACCGAACACCTTCACATCGTAGTTCTGCTCCTCAATCTTGACGATGCAGTTCTCCGCCTTTGAGAGATCCACAAGCTCCACGAAGTTCTCCTTTGGAGTCGCGAAGATGATAGGGGAGTTGTACATTGACTTGAGAGGCACGAGATGGAAGTTCGTGAAACGGATGCTTCCGTCATTCTCGAATCCGGTGTACTTGCCGTTCACGGCGAAGTCAGCCCTCTTGTAGCGTGTCAGCAACTGCTCGGAGCAGTGGATGGTCACGATGTGGGCGAACAGTCCGGAGATGCTGTCCACGAAGCCGTCGATGTAGGCGAGGAGCTCGGAGTCCGACATCGCCATCGGGTCGGCTGCCGCCTTGTAGTAGTTGATCTTGCAGTTCTCATCGGACTTGCCCTCCACAAGGATGGTCTCGAAACCGTCCATAGAGTTCTTGGCGGCCTTGCCCGCGTCACCGTCAGCTACAACGCCGGCATCGATGAACTTACCCTTTGCGATCATCGAGATGGTGATGTCATCCAGCACCTTAGGCAGGATGTGGTTCTCGATGATGTAGCGGGTGATAGGCATATCCGCCATAGTCTTGCCCTGCTCGTAGAGATAGAGCAGCCAGCTCTTGAGCACATCGGCCGGCTGGATCAGCACGTTCAGCTTGTGACGGCGATAAGGAATCCTGATCGGAGTGAACTTGGCCGCTCCCTTAGGAGTCCATTTCGGTGTGAACTGCTGTGAGACCTCGGACATAATGGCCGCGCTTGCGATGTAGTCCGTGTTGGACTGGATGCGGGTCATATGCTTGGCGTCGTCGAATCCGTTGTAGATCCTCTTGTTAAGGAGCTCCAACTTCATCTTAGGAGGCATCGTCATCTTGAACTCGGCGTTGAGATCCGTGATGTCGATAGACGCGTCTTCCATCGCCGTGAAAGCGTAAGGATTGACGGAATCAAGGGCTTCCTTCACGATCTTGTTGTGTGCCGCCGCCATATTGATGGCAAAGACCTTGGCCTCCTTGGACGCAGGAACTGCCGTGGCAACCGGCTTAGGCTCCGGCTCGGAAGCCAATGAGACAACGTCCTTCTGAAGCTTCTTCACCTGCTCTTTAAGTGCCTTGGTGGCCTCATCTGTCTTGGCGGCCACGGCGGCGTTGAAAAGGGTCACGGCATCACCCTCCTCATCGAGGTTGATGCTTTCCAGTTTGTCGAGAAAGTCCTGGCCGTAGTTCTCCAGAACCTTCTGCCGCTCCTGATCGGAAAGGGAAACCTTGCCGTCCTTGACGTCAAGCTCGCTCTTGCCGAAGAGACGGGCCACAAGTCGGCCCATCTTGGAATTGTTGAGAGTTTTCTTATCCATTATGAAAAAGATTGGTTAAACGCTTGTGAGTGCGAAGACCGCCTCGATGGTCTCGGAAAGGGTCTTCTTGGCATCGGCCATATTCAGGCGCAACGCCTCAGCGGTGCCGAACATCGCGCCGCTCAGAACTCCTTTCTCCTCTTTCTGAATATTCGGCCTTCCGGACACGACCGCATTCTGGAATTGCTCCACCAGCGGTTTGAGCTCCGCCTTGGCGGCCTCGAAGTTTCCGGCCAGAGCTTCCCTATAGGCCCTGTTCTTCTCTGAGGACTCATCGGCATAGACTACTAAAGTCCTTTCCCCGTTTGATGGGTTGGTTGCTGAATTGTCAACGAAGACAGCCATCGCACCGATGGAGCCGACCTCTGAGAGATCGTTGTCCATATAGATAGCATCGCATTGTGAGGCCACCCAGTAGGCCGCCGAGGCGCAGCAGTCAGCGTGCACATAGACCGGTTTCCTGTGGGCCTTGGCGTAGCTGATAGCTTCAAGCATCGGCGGTATGGCCGAGCAGCTTCCGCCAGGGGAGTCTATGTCCAGGACGATGCCGATGACATTTTCATCATCGGCCATCTCCCGGAGTTTGTTTGCTATGAACGTTGTCCCGTAACTTTCGCAGGTGTCGTATTTGGTCATCGTGCCGTGAAGCGGAACAATGGCGACACTCTTGGCTTTCCCGGCCCCAGCACCGGAATCGGCCACGGTGGAGACCACCGCCGACTTCACCTCCATCTCAACCGGAGTCTTGCTGAGGAAAGCACGAGCGATAGGAAGCAGCTGCTCCGGATTGGAGACCAGCCACTTTCCCTGAACGATGTCCCTTGCCAGTTGGAATGTGTCTGCTTTCATCTTGTTAATCAATGTTTACGCAAAGATACCAGCGAGACACCCGTAAGGAAAGGACACGCTAAAAGACAGGGAATTGATACGAGCTGGACAGCTTCAAGGTGTTGGTTTCGTTGACCTCGAAGGCAAGAGGCAAGTCCTCGGTGCCGTAAGTCTCATCGTCCCCGTGGCAGAATCCTACCTTTAATATAAGGTTGTCCCTCATAATATCCGAGGACTCCGAAAGCGTGGCGTTGATCTTGACGGTGGCCAGCCTCCCGGCATCCTCCGTCTTCTCCGACCGCTCGATGGTGGCGGTCCCTGGAACGAGCGCAAGTTTATGCCAGACTCCATCCTGTCTGTCAAGGCTCTGGGCCTGCAATGAGTCAATGATTCTGATCATCTTTCAATCCGTTTATGTTTATACTGCTGTTGATGTAATCCACCTTGTTGATAAGTTTCTTCACCAGTTTGTCCAGCGTCTGTTGCGATTGCCTGTAGATCCTCTTGTGCAGCGCGTCGAAATAGTCGGTGCTGAACAATCCCCTCGACACGATGAACGCAGTGACTATGTCCTTCTTCTGGACTCCGAGCTCGTAGCCGGCAAGGTAGTACTGCTTGAACTCGATGTCAAAGAAGGCGTTGATCGCCATATTCAACGCCACCGTGCTGTACTTGTCATAATAAAGGAACTTATCCCTCATAGGAGCCGTGGCGATGTCGCTTGGTAACTCCAGATCCACGACCTTGTCGCCTTCCAGAGCCACCGGACCCTCCGCCACCTTGCAATGAGCCACGAGAAGCCTGCCTATGCTGTTTCGGGCATAGACTTTCAGAGGCCCGCCCGGACTGTCAGGCGGGAACAGGTAAGCCAGATAATCCGCCATCATCGGCGAATCCACTTTCAATTTGACATCAAGCATTTCACAGTTCATCAAATATTATAGCCACATTTTTCGCAAAAACAGCAACTACACCAACTACACTTGAAGCTATGTTTGATTTTCAATGAGTTAACCAAAAACGAGGTGTAGTTGACCCTCGAAAATGTGTAGTTAGTGTAGTTGGAGACTGCCCAAGTGTAGTTGAATGTAGTTGGAGTGTAGTTCTTCAACTACACCGCAACTACACCTTATTTCGTTAATATTCATTCATTCATTTACTTCAAGTGTAGTTAGTGTAGTTAGTGTAGTTGGGGTTTTTCGTTTCCTCAGCAAAATAATTTTTCACTAATTTACGTAATTTATTGAAGAACTACAATAGATAGCACAAGATAAACTTTTGTTCTATTTGAATATATGTGAAAATAGTTATCCTATTTGTGCCAAAATTTGGCACAACCACTCCGATTTTCCTCATTTTCCCCATTTCCCCCGAAAATCACCCTCTTGGTGAAAATCGTAAGCAAATCCACTCTTTTTGCTTATGGTTTTCGCTTTGGCCCTTTGAAATCCCCATTCCACCCACTTTCCTCCAATAAAAATCGTAAGGGCGGACGAAGATTAACCCTCTTCATTGGCCCTTACCCAAAAGAAAAGCCCTGGAAGAAACTCCCAAGGCCGCACCATACTAAGTAATGCTACCAAACAATTACGCGAATTTGACAGACGATAGTTCTTGGCTGAAGTTCTTTATGCCCTCCTCGATTTTCTTCACGGTCTTCGGGGAAGGATGCCTGTAGCCGCTGATGTAGTGGCTAAGAATGGTCTGGCTCACTCCGGTTACTTTCTCCAGTCCGGCAAGCGTTAGGATAAACGCATATTGTTGGAGGAAAGAGGGAACGTCGTTGTAGAACTCAAAATCGACATCCGGACACTCTTTGCCCTCTTCCGCAAGCATCTGCTTTGCCTCCTCATAAGAGTTGTAAAAGTCCTCTATGGCTTCTTTGGCTGTCTTGCCTTGACCGAGAAGTCCGAATGGAATCGCTTTGTTATACTCCATTGTTGCGTCGAAGGTTCCGTCCGAACCTCTCGCGATATAAACCTTTGCCTTCATATCTGATTTTATTAATTAAATATTTGTTAAGCATTGGGGTGGGTTATAGTTCCACCCCCGATTGCTTGCTTATGTTCTCCAATGTCCGGTCTTTCGCTTCTTGGCTGCTGTGTCGCGGTATCTGGAACTTTATTCCTGTTATCGGACTGAACCACCAGTCGTGGTTTTTACCGTGCGAGAGGAAAGAGCATCCGCCTTTCTTCAGCTTCCTTATGACTTCCGAGTATCTCATTACCGTTATTGTTTTGATTGCACTACAAAGATAAGGAATTTCTTAACATTTACCAAATTTTTGGCGATTATTTTTACTTTTTCTTTTTTCCGAAAACGGCCTCGACCTCCTCGTCGGTGTCCGGATCGCGTCTGATCCGGCGGTAGTCGGGACTGAAAGTGATACTGACAAGGCGTTCCTGATGACAGACGCAGATCAGGCCGATGACAGCCTCGTAGTCTCGTGATGAGACCTGAACGAGATAGTCAACCCATTCCAGAAGAGGGAGGCTCCGCAGCCACTTCACATACGCCCGCCGCCTGGCCGCAATCACATTGGCGTACCTGTTCCGGAACGCCTCCTCCTGCTCCCTGGAATACAGGACATATCTCCTCAGGTCTTCCATCACTCCTCCCAAAGTTCGGCATCAACCGCTTCGGCTGGCTCGGTGACCGATGGGGGAGCGCTGGCCGCCGTGCGGTTGTCACCGATCTCCAACGTGTCCGTAGAAATGTCCAGATCTATTCCGTAATTGACCTTCAGCGCGTCATAGTCAAAGACCATCGCCGTGGTGACGCGGCTCTTGCCGGTCTCCGGATTGCTCGACACGTAGGTCTTGTTCTCCAGCAGCTTGAACCGCATCGACTTGGCCGTACCTATGAACTCCGGTGAATGCTCAAGATAGTACTTCAGCGAATCCCTCGGGATCACCTTGCCGTTCACGTCCTTGCCCTCCTTCATATAGAGAGCCGAAAGCCGCTGGAAAGCCAGATAGATGTACCGCACTCCGTGCTTCGGCTCGAACGGAACATCCGACTCCTTGATGGCGAACGGACGGTCCCCGGCGCAAAGCTTATAGTCGATGTTGATGTACGCCTGTCCGGATGCCACCAGATTCTCCACAATCTCCCAGAAGCCTGAAAGCTCGTTGTTCTGCTTAGTCTTCTGGTTCTGATCCACACAACCCTTGCAGCAAAGCCTGAATATCTCCTCGCTGTCAAACGGCACATCGATGTCCGTCCTCAAAGCCCGGTAGGCCGCCAGCAGGATAGCCCAGTTCCTCAGTGTCCTGTCCTCGACATTGTACGAACGCACCCTGTCATTCATGTCCGACAAAGTCTCGTCCCAAATCCTTCTGAAATCCGTCTGGAACTTGGAGCGCAACTGCAACAACTGGTTCGTCAGATGCGTAAGCCCTCGCTTCTCGATAAGCTTCAGATTCTCGTAGTTCCTCTTCTCCTGGTCGCTGAACGTTGTCTTGCTGAATGTCAGGAACACAAGCCGGTTGAACAGAGCGATGTCGGCGGTCGGCATCTCCTGACCGCTCATCACAACCCCGCAGTCCACAGCCGTGGTCTCGCGCCTCTTGTCGTTGTCCATATTCATCCTCGAACGCCCCGCGCCGTCCCATATTCCTTTAAGGAACTCCCGCTTCTCCAGATCAAGGTTGTTCTTATATTCATCGAGATGCACCACCGCGTTGCTCACCTCCGCCACCGCCTCGGCAAGAGCCGCCTTGGTCGTGTTGTTGATGTTCGGCGCGATGTTGCCCGTCACGAAGAAGGAAGTCAGCGAATGACCCAGCTCCGACTTTCCCGTGCCCTTCGGGCCGAACAGATCCAGAATGGGGAACGATGTTGTCACCGATGTCACAACGTCCTTGAACAACGACGCGAACAGGAAGCAAAGCGCCACCTTGGCGTTGTCCCCGAACACGGTGATGAGTTTCTCTGAATATTCCCGCAGCGTGATGGTGTTAGCCTCCGTATAGACAAATTTCCTTGCCAGCTGGTAGCCTTGGGTATTGTCCCTTGTGTCCAGCGCGCAACCAGGAAGATAGAACTTCTGACCCTTGATGTCGATGATTCCGTACTTGTCCACCGGCTTGAACGTGCCGTTGTCAAGGCCGCCGTTGCCCCAGGCATAGAAGCCCCACTTCTTCTGCCAACCCAGCTGCTTGATCTCATCAGCCGAAGGCGTGCCGTCGTAGAGGAACTTCTTAAGAGAGGTGAGTTCGTTGGCCGTGGCCTCCCAGACATAGTTGCCGGCTGTCTCGACACGAGTCTTGAAATCCGTGAACGACACGAGCTCGCTCTGGTTCAGCTTCACCACCGCCTCCTGCATCTTGACATTCCGCAGCGTGAAGATTCTCCTTGCGTTCTTCTCGTCCCGGATGTGCAGGATCGGAGTCATCGTGAAGTTGCTCCACCTCACATCGTTCCCGGATCTTGAAGCCCCATAGTAGCAGTTGTTCTTGACGTAGAAGCCATAGTTCTGGAGCATCTCCTTGGTTCCGTCCTCTTTCGCCTCCGCCCGCTCCTGATCATTCTTGGCCTTGAAATATTCCTGGTTCCAGATCTTACCGAACTTGTAGGTCTTCGTGAAGGTCTCCCTGTACATATCCGCCGAACTCTGGTCCGGCACCCTGGCCAGCAGCTTGCAGACCTCGGTGATCACGGCGGCCTTCTCCGTCTGCGAAGCGGCTGCTTCCATCCATCTCTTGCAGATCCAAGGAATATAATCGTTCGTCCTCTGGAGGTTGCATTCGTCAAATTCGTGCTGATGTGTCCGGAAGAACTCATCAGCATCCTTGCCAAGCTCCGGCGGCAACTCCATCACACTGACCGAAAGCCCCGCCTCCGTCATCAGCTTGGCGTTCTTCTGGACCGCCTCGATACCGGCCTCGTCTGTGTCCCCGATGATCGTGACCCTTTCGGCCCTGGATTTCAGCAGGTCGATCTGGTCCTGAGTCAAAGCCGTTCCGCACGGAGCCACGGCATTCTTCACCCCGATCTCGTGCAGCCGGCATACGTCCAGATTGCCCTCGACAAGGTAAGCCTGCTTCGTGGCGTAGATCTGCATATTCGCCTGGAGCCACCCGAAAAGGATTCCCTTCTTCTTGTACAGTTCAGTCTCCCCGGTGTTCAGGTACTTGGGAACGCCCGGCTTGTCACCGATGTACCGTCCGGAGAAACCCGCTATGTAGCCGCTTGTCCAGAACACCGGAAACATTATCCTGTGCCTGAACGAGTCATAGACCTGCCCGGTGTCCTCGTTCCTCTTGACCAGTCCTGCCGCAAGCAGCACGTCCTCCTTCCATCCAAGTCCCGTCAGGTACTGTTTCAGGCCTCCTTTCTCTGGAGCGTAGCCGATGCAGAACAGCTCGGCGGTCTCGGCTTTGATCCCGCGCTTCTTCAGGACATATTCCTTGGCTCCAGGTGATTCCTTGTACCGTTGGATGAACCACTCGGAGGCCAGCTTGTTCACCGTCATCAGTTGCGACCGTCTGAACTCCGCCGCCTTCTCCTCCGGTGTAGGCTCCTTCTTCTCGTAGTCGATTCCCAACCGTCCGGCAAGATGCTCCACCGCCTCGTAGAACGTCATCCCGCGCCTCTCCATCACAAAGCTGATGGCGTCGCCGGTACGTCCGCACCCGAAGCAGTGGTACATATTCCTCGATGGCGTCACCACGAACGAAGGAGTCTTCTCCCCGTGGAAAGGGCAACAGCATTTGTAGTGGCTGCCTTCTCGCTTGAGCTCCACGCCCTCGTCCTGGATGATCGAGACGATGTCCCGCTCCTTGATCTGGTCTTTTACATAGTCGGGGATCATAAGTCAAATAAATCTATGGCCTGGCCATTGTCCGCACTCTCGAATATCCTTTTGCAGGAATCATCGTCCACTCTCTCGTTAGCCTGGTCTATCTCGAAAATCAGCTTCCTTGCGATGCCGATGCTTTGCTCAAGGTAGCATTTGCGCTGGATCTCCCAAGTCTGCATCCGAGCCGGATCAAGCCCGGCGAACTCCATCAACTGGACCTCCCAAAGCTGCACCGCCATCTGGCACGCCCCGCGCAGTGCCGACCATTCCGGTCTGTCCATCTCGAACACCGAGATCAGGCCTCTTGAATCCTTGTCGGCGTACATAGCCTACCGCTTTTCAGGAAACAACTCCTCCACGGACTCCTCGACCCCGAAGACATCCTTGACGTACTTCCTGATGTTCTCCTGATAGAGCGGCTTAGGCCGCCTCGTCCCGTTGCACCAGGAATATGCCGTTGGGTACGACACCCCGTCCATCACGATCAACGTCAATAAATCATTCCGCTGTTTCTGGCCCGCGGTCTCCCAAATCTCTTTGATTGCCATATTCCGTTTAAGTTGTTTTTTTAATAGCCAATCTGTTTGTAATAGTTGCTGTCATTCAGGCTCTCTCTCATGGCTATAATCGCACGAATGCGTTGAATGTCCTCCGGAGAGAGATTCAGTTCATCGTCGGGGGCATCGTCCGACCGCTTGCAGGATAGACGATGTTTCGAGATGTAGGCCTGAAAAAGAATGTCTATTTGGTTCTCAACCTCCCGCCGGAAATTAGCTTTGTGCCACTCAAATAGGGCGGAAAGCTCGGCGTATTGATAGGCGGTCATTACGACGGAAATCGCCGTGCGGCTCATTCGACGATACGACATGCTTTTTTTGCCTGTAACCCTAGCATAACACTGTGTAAAGATACGCAGGTCAATTTTGTTGCGGCCGATTTCAAACCGATACCGTTCTCTCTCCTCGACCGCCAGAACTTCATCAAGGCTGACACCGTGTTCCAGACATATCCGCTCCATAATGCTCCTGGCGTTTTCGGCCTCTCCGCCAACCCCGCTTTCGGCAAGGGCAGCGATCTTACGAATCTTAGCCTTCAGGGATTCGTAGTTCTCTGTTTTATTCATTGATTTTCAGTAAAAAAGGTAAATAAATAAACTTGAAAAATAATTGTGTAATTCAAAATAAAAGCGTACCTTTGTATTGCGGTTCAGGGAGAACCGCGAAAGAGGAATCTGAAACGCTTGAAAGGGAGTAAGAAAAAACAGCCAAACTTCTGAAAATATGAGAGTCGAAGTTCTTAAAATCAGAATTTGGAAAATAGTGATAACACTTGTAGAGGTTACACTTTAGTTTTCCGAGGGAGGGGATCCGAAACATCCCCTCTCGTTTGGCTGTCTTCCGCAAATTTAACACATTTTGTATGCAAAACAAAAATCTGTCATCTTCACAAACTCCTTCCGAGTCCGCGTCCTGGGGCGGTGCCCGTTCCGGTGCCGGCCGCAAGTCCAAGCCCCACGGAAAGTCCTACACCTTCCAGTCCACCCCCGAGGTTGACGCGTTTCTCTCCTCCTATCAAGGCAACAAGACCGAGTTCATCAACCGAGCTATCCTGACCCTTGCGGGACAGGCTCCTCTCTCTCGGCCCTGATCTCCCATTTCGGTCTGGTGACCAGGAGCTCAGAGTATTTCTCCCTCGCCTTCTCGACCGTGTCGAAGTACCACTGGTCGATGATGTTGTAGTACGTGGCCGTGACAACGAATCTAACTTTTCCATTCATAACACAATAAATTAAGCGGCAACTCCGAAACACTGGAATTGCCGCTTGATGAAGATTGCTTCTCCTTAGTTAGCAGGGCTGCTCGAATCGCTGAACATATTCTCTGATATGGGCTATCTGGCTGGCGGAAATATTGCTAAAAGCTATTTTCTGACGAATGATCCCAGCCCCTCTTTCTCCGATTATCTTGCCAAGGGATGTGTTCAAAAACATTGATGGAACAAGAGTTACATCTTTGAAATCCAAAATGATTCTGTCCTGCTTGTCAAGATTGTCGTTCAGTACAGAGTATAGCACATCGCCAGCGTCAGGGTAATTGCGACCCTGGAATATAGTTGAAACGGAAATACGATAATCCATATTACAACAGTGTTACTACTCTGATATTTGCAACTTCAAGCATATCACATTCCCTTTACCAAACAAAGATAGCCTTTAGAAAATCATTTTCCAAACAATGGTTTTGCGAATCTTTCTCATTAACGGCAATTCCAGTATTTCAAAGAACCAATTTCGCCCCCGGGAACGGAATCGAACCGCTCACATCGCGCGACGCTTTCGGAGCAGACCCCGCCCTCCTGGGCTTTACATCCTACGCAAGTCTGCCTACGTGCCGGCAGGGACCCATATCCTGCCCTTTCCGGGGAGTTGCCGGTCTTTCCCGGCTGTCAAACTTACTTAACTCAACACTATCTAAACATACGGTCTCTCACCGCCCGACGCTCCTTAACGCCGTAATTGAATTGATAAAACTGAGATCCCGCGCCGGACTCGAACCGGAAGTTTAACTTATGATTTTCGACAAAAAAGGTTATTTGCTAGCTTTTAAGTCGCTCCCCACGGAGCATCGCGGAATTGTTCACGCCTCACGGCGCTACGTGATGGCGGCTTCCTAGGGCCGTTGAATATGGATTTGCCAAGACCTGTTACTTATCGTCATCCTCCTTGAACGCCCACCAGTACAGCGCAACCACGCCGACCAGCAACACACCTTCCACAATGTAATGAACCAACAT